AAGTTTTGTTTTTCTTACTTAGAAGACAAGTATCCTGGAATATCAGTACATAGATATGAAGATGATCGTCCAGACAAAACATATATACCTAGCATTAAACACCATTTACTATATAAGCATTATGAAAAGCATCCTGAACTCAAACACGAAAGCATTTTTTTTCATGATAGCGATATCATTTTTACTAAAAATCCTGGGTTAGAAAAGTACGAGAATAGCGATATTTGGCATTTAAGTGACACGGTTAGTTATCTTGGGTACGAATACATAATTAGCAAGGGTAGAGACACTTTGGAAACGATGCTGATAACGGCAGGAATGGAAGAGGATCTTGTAAAAAGAAATCAAAAGAATTCAGGAGGTGCTCAATACGTTTTGAGAAATGTTGACGCTGAGTTTTGGAGAGAATGTAGAGATATGGGAGTTAATTTGTATAAAATGACTAACGTATATGAAAACGCCAAACATAAAAATAATCCAGAGTACCACAAGCTTCAGGTTTGGACCGCTGAAATGTGGGCTACAATTTGGAACGCTTGGAAAAGAGGTATAGAGACCAGGGTAGAAAAGGAATTGGATTTTTGCTGGGCTACAGACACTTTAAATAGGTGGAATGAATGCTCAATATATCACAACGCTGGAGTCACTGACTCATCTAGCGGAATGTTTTACAAAGGAGCCTATATAGGTAATTCTCCTTTTGACACAGACTTAAAGTTAGACGAAAAAAGATGTTCGTTCTTGTATTATGAAACACTTAAAGAAGCGAATCGTAAAATTCATTAAATTTGCATAAAGTAAAAAGTAATGGCTAATTCGGGTGTCGTTGTAGTAACGGAGTTAAGAAAATTTGTGAACGGTGTGGATACTGGTCAGGTAAAACCAAATGTTGCTGGTGATCCTGATTATGTTGCTCCATATCTTGACATACTTACGTGTCTACCAAACACAAACCCAGTTACTACTACTACTAGCACATCTACTACCACTACAACATCTTCTCTTGTTTTGCTTCCTTTTATACTCTCTACTCATAGCCACAGCTCTACAATTGCTGCTTGTGCGCATCCTACTGATGGAGGAGGTAATTCTGAGGTATATTTCTTAGGAAAATTCAGCTTACCTGCTGTAAACGATGTTTTTTATATCGACAATAACGCACAGAACTTATTAGGTGGTGGGATATATTATTCTACAACAACCTCATCTGCATATACTGTAAGCTCGTCAGGTGTAATAACTAGCATATTTGCTTGTGCAGCACCAACTACTAGCACAACAACGACAACAACTCAAGCTACAACTACGACAAGCACAACGACTACAACTACAGAGATTATATATGATTACTCTTGTAATGGACCTTCTGTAACTGAAGCCACTTTAGATCTTTCCTATGGAAGCTATCCTACAAAAATCATAAACCCCTCTGACACGTCTACAAACGTTTTCAACTGGGTTGCTTTAGATAGACCTAATAGATTTAATGTTTACAATAATGGAAACCTAATAGCTACTAGTGGATGGGTTGGAGTAGCTAATTATCCAGGTCCTTGGGGAATGTCATTAAGTACTCCTGGAACAGGGAGCTTCTCATTCTCTTGGACATCTACATCTAATAGAGAGGTTAGAATTGAATACGGAGCTTCGGATCCGAATAATCAAATAGGAGACGGTGCAGAATGGTCGTTATCCTGTTAGAAGTGATGAAAATTAAATTTAATAAAATACAACACAATGTTAGTAGAAATTCCAAACTTCTTATCGCACGAAGAGTGTGATAAGCTAATCGAAAGAATCGACGAGTCAAACACAAGATCTAGTGTGGCTGGGTCTGGATCAGACCAATCAAAGTATGATGTATCTAGGACGTCATCAACATCCAACTTAGGAAAAGAAGAGCTTTCTGTATTGATACAGACCAGAATAGCAAAAGAACTTAATATAGACCTGATTAGAGGAGAGGATCTTCAAGGTCAAAAATATGAGCCTGGTCAATACTTTAGACCTCATAATGATTTCTTTGAAGGAGATTCATACACAAATCATTGTCTACACTCTGGCAACAGAACTCATACATTTATGATTTATTTAAATGATGATTTTGAGGGTGGAGAAACTAATTTTCCCAATTTGGGAACTTCTGTGAAGCCAGAGAAAGGGAAGGCTGTTTGGTGGTATGACATGAAAGATGGCGAACTGCAAAGAGATACGCTTCATGAGGGTTCAGATGTTATTTCTGGATCTAAATACATAGTAACTTCCTGGTGGAGAGAAAAGCCATGGAATAACGCTCTTGACACTCAATTAGCTTCAGTTCATCACAGAAACACTGCTCCACCTGCTAAAACATTTAGCAATTGGGAGGACTTACCCAAGATAGATCCAGTAGGGTTTAAAGTTGTAAAAGTTCCTGAAGAAGCCTGGAGCGTTATACAGGAAATGTATGCTGAGGTAAAAGAGAGAGGTGTTGAGGAGAAATTTGACGGAAAAGAATCTATTATTCCAGGAGAAGGAATAACTAGTTATATAATGGATATAAATAGTCTTCCAGAAAAAAGACTAATGGTTCACAATATGCTGCTGCCTTTACACGAGGAGTTTGCTAAAGAAAGCATAGAGCCGACATTTATATATGGCATAAGGTCTTATATGAGAGGTGCTGCTCTACAGTTTCATAGAGACAGAATAGCCACTCACCACATATCATCAATAATTATTGTAGATAAAGATTTAGCTTGCGGTTGTGTAAACAAGCCAGAGGCAGATGATTGGGGATTAGATATACAAGCACACGATGGCAGTTGGCATAACGTAACTGCTGAGGTTGGAGAAATGATATTATATGAATCAGCTACCTGCCAACATGGTAGAAACACAATATTCCGAGGTACTAGCTTTAATAACATGTTTGTTCATTATCGACTAAAAGACTGGGAGTATGTCGGAAACTAAATACATATCTTTTGATCCTTGGTGGGGTGGATACTCCAACATAAGGATGACTTATGAGATAGCAGCTGCTATATCAGTAATAACTGGAAGGAAGCTCATTATACCTCCAAAAATATACTGTTTGTTTCTTTCTGAGTGGGAGGACAAAAACACTTGGTTTGATATGTTCTCCACATTAGACAAGGATCTTTTCTACAAGAACTTTGATTGTGTTGACTATTACGATGTTCCAGAATATGTTTCATTAGAAAACGAAACTCAATACTTTGAGAACGTTTCTAGTATTGCCAAAGTAATTACTTTTGGTGAACAGGATGATAAGTTTGGTCCTATGAACGCTCCAGATAGGGATTATTTCCTGTATTGTGGTATTGAGGATCAAAATGATTATAATTCTTTCGCACAAGGCAGAACTGGAATAAACCTGGATGTAGAGGATAAATTTATACACTTCCCTAGAAATCTTTTTGGTCATTACTATTACCACGTATACGGAAAGAATATCTCAACAAGAAATAAGGTTACTCACAAAGTAAACGTTGGAATACAGTATAAGAAAAAATATTTCTACATAGCCAAGCAAATTGTAGACGAGCTAGGGGGGCAATTTGACGCCTTACATATAAGACGAAATGATTTTCTTCAAACCAGAAAAAGCCACTCTGAGGCACAAACAGAAAATCTATTGACTGATATTGTAAATAGAATTAGAACAGACGTTCCGATATATGTCGCTACAGATGAAAAAAATAAAGATGTTTTTGCTGATCTTCAAAAAGAGTACGATATAAGATTCCTTAACGACTTCAATTTAGGGCTAGAGAGTCACGAAGCGTTAATGGTTGATCAGATAGTATGTTCTATGGGAGAAACGTTCTTAGGGAGCTTCCTATCCACTTTTTCGGACTATATAAACATTCTTAGGGGTCAATCTGGCAAGAAAGACATGCATAGAGAAGGAACAAACTTTAATAGGGGTGTTTTAAACTATGATACATTCCCCTGGCTAGAGGAGTCATGGAGCTGGGACAAGACATGGGATTACCATTGGAAATACGAAAAAGAAGGTTTTAATATAGGAATATATGGATCTCACAATGCTTCTTTGTGTATATCAAAAGAAGGCGATGTATTAGAAGCTGTAGAAGTAGAGAGATGGGCTGACCATAAGAATGCTGCGTTTTGCTGTCATTTCCCACTAGAGAACCCAGCTAAGGTTTTAGCTGAAATAATAGATTATTTTAGAGACAAATATGGAGCCTATAGATATGACAATTGTATAAACAACAGTTGTCCTCCAGAACTAAAGCTGCTAGACGAGATTCCAGCAGATAATTATGTTTGGATGTCTCACCACAAGGCTCATGCCTATAATGCTCTTTATCAAAAAGACTTTGACAAGTCTCTGATAGTAACGTTTGACGGAGGATCTGATGAGGGTCACTTCAATATATGGCTAGCAGAAGGCAAGGAGATTACTAAAATACATACAACAACTCAAGATATTTGTGTTCCCTACGCTGCTGTAGGTCATTACTTATCACCTATAAAGAAAGAGTTTAACTGGTGGTGGGGAAATCTAATTTATGCAGGAAAAGTTATGGGTCTGTCTGGATATGGAAAGTTTGATCAGGATGTTTTTGAAAAAATGCACTCCTACTACAAACTACAACAGTCTGATTGTGCTAACAAGGCTCACGAAAACTTTCAAAAGATATTTGATCTTAATGGCGAGTCCAGGTTAAGCGAGGAGCTGTCTAAAGATTTTGCATATGTAAATCAATATACGTTTGAGTCTGTTTTCAGAGAAGTGGTAATGCCTTACGTTAGTAAATATCCAGATCACCAGTTAATATTTGCTGGTGGAGGTGCTATGAATATAATAAATAATACTATTTGGGATGCTTACGTTACTCCTAATCCAGACGACAGAGGTCTTTCTTTTGGGTTGCTTGCAGGTGCTATCAAGCCAAAAACTATTGACACAGCTTATTTGGGATCATATCCTTTTGACGAGATAGGTCCTACAGAGGATATATCAATGGATGAATTAGTTCAGTCTTTAGACGATGGAAAAATTATAGGAATGATACATGGAAGATCTGAGTATGGAGCTAGAGCATTGGGTAGACGAAGCATAATCTGTATGCCAAGAGAAGGTATGAAGGACAAGCTTAATGATCAGGTAAAGCATAGAGAGTACTTTAGACCGTTTGCTCCAATATGCAGAGATGTTGATGTGGATGATTATTTCACTTCCGTTCCATCAAACTTAAAGTACATGACTCACAACGCAATGTGTTCGGATAAAGATCTTGCTTCTGTGATACACGAAGATGGGACTTCAAGGCTTCAAATAGTATCAGAGGACTCTGAGCCGTTTGTGTATTCTCTTTTGACAGCTATGAAGGAAAAAGGTTTAAAGCCAGTTATATTAAATACGTCATTTAACGTTATGGGTAAACCGATAATCAATAGGTACTCAGATGCCAGGGTTATGTTGAATAACGGAGAATTGGATATGGTAATCAGTAAATTTAAAAAGTTAATATGAAAACAGCTTTAGTTTTAGGTGGTGGAGGATTTATTGGTGGTCATTTAGCTAAAAGGCTAAAGGAGGAAGGCTTTTGGGTCTGCATCATCGACATTAAAGAGAAGCCTGAGTTTTTTGACGAAGAAGAAATCTGCGATCTATATGTTT